GTCACCTCCCACCGGACAGAAGTGGTGCAGCGAGCCGGGGCGGCATCCCCGGCACCGGCCTGTCCAGGCCGCAGGAGGAGAGCAGCATGACCACGACACCACAGACGCCGCTCGACGCGGCGCTTGACTACTACGACCGGGGGCTGATGCCGATCCCGGTTCACCGCGTCATCGCGCATCGCGAAGGCAAGCCGATCTGCTCCTGCGGCGCGCGCGATGGATGCGCGAGCCCGGGCAAGCACCCGACGATGACCTGGTCGCAGTTCCAGCGCCGCCGCCCTCCACGCGAGGAGGTGGCCGACTGGTGGTCGGGCGACCGGGCGCGATACGGTGTCGGCATCCTGACGGGCTCGGCCAGCGGCAACATCTTCGTCCTCGACGTCGATGTTGGCCCAGGCAAAGACGGCGACGACAGCCTCCGCGCGCTCCAGCTGGCGAACGAGGATCTGCCCGAGACCGCCGAGGTCAAGACCGGCGGCGGCGGGCTGCATCTATACTTCCGCGCGCCGCCAGGTGTCGCCGTGGTGCGGAACAGCGCGAGCAAGCTCGGACCCGGCCTCGACATCCGAGGCGAGGGCGGCTTCGTGGTCGCACCGCCGTCCGTCCACGCCTCGGGTCAGCCCTATGTCTGGTCCTGGTGCAATACCCTGGCCGAGGGCATCGCCGACGCGCCGGCGTGGCTGCTCGATCTGGTCCGCGCCGAGCCGGTGATCGGGGCGACGCCGCGAGATCGGGTTGCGTCGTCGCCGCCTCCATCGTCGCCGGTCGGTGCGGGAAGCCTCGGAGTTCTGCCGCCCGCGATTGAGGACGGGCGCGAGGAATACATGCGGGACACCGTCTTCGCGGTCGCGCTTGAATTGACCGGCGAGAACGGCGCGTGGCCGACCGCCGAGGAGGTCTACGAGGTCGCGTGGCCGCAGTTCCTGCGGCGCGTCGATCTCTCGCGGCCGGGGCGGATCACCCGCGACAACGCCGAGCAGGAGATGCGGGCCAAGTGCCACCAGATCGCCGTCAAGGCCGAAAACGGGGGCATGGGCGCGCTTGAGGACGTCGTCGCGGCCTACCAGAGCAAGCGGCGGGAACAGCCGCGCCAGGGGCCGGGAAATCGGCAGGAGGAGGCGGCGGGCGAGTCCAAGCGGGACGAACCGCCCGAGCCGCCGCCCGAGGACCTTGGCCGCGATTTCGTGCTGCGGCCTCCGCAGCAGATACCGTTGCGACGGTGGCTGTACGGCGACACCTATATTCGCTCGTTCGTCAGCGTGCTGGCCGCGCCTGGCGGGGCGGGTAAAACGACGCTTTACGTCGCAGAGGCGCTCGCGATAGCGACCGGGAGGCCGCTTGTCGGCATCACGCCAGCAGAGCGGACCGGCGTCTGGATCATGAACCTTGAAGATCCGGCGGACGAGATGGAGCGTCGGATCGGTGCCGCCGCGATCCATTACGGCATCCGGCAGGAGGATATTGCGGGGCGGCTACTGGTCGATGCGGGTCGCGACAAGCCGCTGACCACCGCGCATCAGACGCGCGACGGGGTGGTTATCCATCAGCCGATGATCGACGCCATCGTGGAGGTCATCCGCCGCAAGAAGATCGGCGTCCTGATCGTGGACCCGTTCGTGGCGTCTCATGCGGTCTCCGAAAACGACAACCAGGCCGTCAACGCCGTTCTCGCGTCCTGGCGGCTGATCGCTGACATGACAGCGTGCTGCCCTGTCCTCGTCCACCACTTCCGAAAGCTCAACGGCGAGGAGGGATCGATCGACAGCGTCCGAGGTGGCTCCGCGATGATCGGGGCCGTTCGCACCGCCAGGGTGATGAACGTCATGTCCGACGCCGAGGCCGCGCGGCTCGGGATCGAGGAGGCGGATCGTCGCCGCTATGTGCGGATCGACAACGCCAAGAACAACCTCGCGCCGCCAGCTGCGTCGGCTCAGTGGATCGAGCTGCGGTCGGTGGACCTCGGCAACGGGTCCGGCATCTCGCCGCACGGCGACAAGGTCGGCGTCGCCGTGCCGTGGTCGCCGCCGTCGGCGTGGGATGGAATCACCGAGGAACACGCGCGGCAGATTTACAATCACGTTCACAAGGAAGGGCGGTGCAGGGCATCTGATCGCGCGGGCGAGTGGCTGGGGAAGAAGGTCATGGAGGTATGCAAGCTTGGCGAGGGCAAAGGCGCCATTGCTAGGGCAAAAGTGCTGTTAAAAGAATGGGTTAAGAACGGAATTTTGACTGAAGTCAGAGACGAGGTGCCGAGCGAGGGGCGGGAGATCCCGTTCTATTATCCCGGCCAGCTTCCAGAGAGGTCGCAGCGATGATTTCCGCACTGTTCCGCACTGTTCCGCACTGTTCCGCAGTAAATCCGCATCACTGCGGAACCACCTTTCCGCACTTCCGCACCGCACCCCTTATGGGGTGCGGGGTGCGGTGCGGTAGGTGGTTCAGTTGCTGCGGTAGGGCAAAAGGCCTCCGCACTGCCGCAGTCGAGGTGCGGAGATGAACCAGTCTGACTACTCACTCGCGAAGGCAATCTTGGACGGCGTCGATGAGACCATCGCCGCGTCCGAGCGACGGTGGGGCGCGGACCGCCTCCGGCTCCTGGTACCTGACGACCTCCGAGCACGGTGGGACCGCCAGTGGCAGTCCTGGTGTCGGGCGGTCGAAACCAACGATCTCGCCGGCATCCAGCGACACGGCGCGGCGGTCCGGCGGGCGGTGGCCGCGCTGGAGGCGGCGGCGACCGCTGCTGGGGGCGAGCCGCTCGCGCCGACGGTCTGGGAGACGACCTACGAGGGCCGAGTGGTCGCGGTGGTGAGGACGAGCGCCGAAGCGTATGCCGTCGCGACGCAGGGGCGAGGGCTTGAGGTCTGGACGCTGGACGAGCTAGTTCGCGTCGCCCTGCCGAGGACCGAGATCGTCGCGGCGGCAAAGCAAGCGTTCCCTGGGGCCGAGGTCGTCGCTTACAAGTCGCCGCCGACCGACTGGGCGAACGGTGGCGACCCGCTTCCCGATTTCCTGACCGCCTGAGCGTGGAGACCAAGAGCATGACCCGAGATGCCGACCGACGCTCAACCCGCGCCAGCGGTCGGAAAAACCGCCCTAGCGTCGATCCTGCCGAGCCGGTCATACCGCCGACCATCGAGCGCGCGCGGCACGCCGAGCACGGGATCGAGGTGGCCGAGCCAGAACGAACCGAGCGAGGCGGTGGTCGGGCATACACCGACGCGCAAGGGCGGGCGTCCCGACCCTGGAGGGTCGTGGATACGCTGGCGGCGATGGAGAGGGCGGGCACAATCAACGGCGAGCAACGAGCAGCGGGTGAGAGGTTCCGTGCGCTGTTTGAGATCGCCGGCCTGGCTGGACTTGGGGCCGCGCCCCTGGAGCGCGCACCAAGCGGGGGCACGGGGGATGGAGGCATTCAACGGCGCATCGATGCTGGACGGGCTGTCAGCAGAGCGCTACAGCTGCTTGGCGGGCGCGGGGCGCTGGTCCTCGTCACCGTTGATGTCCTCGGGCTGGGGCAATCGCTATCGGAGTGGGACCGGGCGCGCCATCAGCGCAACGGACGGGCGGGCATGATGCTGCGGGATGCGCTGGAGATCCTCGCGACGGAATGGCGGGCTTGACCGGGGGAGCGATCAGCGTATCTTGTTGATATTCGGTCGAGGTGCGCCGCAGATGATCATCCCGAGCGCCGATCTGAACGCCAACGAAGTGGCGCGCTTCTACGCCGACCAAAAACGCAAAGTGCCTTTTGCGGCGGTCTGGGCGCTGACCCAGTCGGCCAAGGTGGCCGAAAGCGCCATCCGAGACGAAATGCGGCGCGTCCTGCACTCGCCGCGCGAGTGGACACTTCGGTCTCTCCGCACGGTGCCGGCCACCAAGGCCAAGCCCAGCGCAACGGTGAACTACCGAGAATTCGCGGGCAAGGGCACGCCAGCGGGCACATACCTGCGGTTCCTCGAGGCTGGCGGGCAGCGACGGCACAAACGCTTTGAACGGGCGTTGATTGCGGCGGGCGTCATGCAGGCGAACCAGTATGCCGCGCCGTCTCGCAGTGCCGAGGCGTCGATCCTCGACCAGGACGGTAATGTCCCGGCTAGGGTGATCGTTCGCATCCTGTCGCAGCTGCGAGCCTTTGGCGAAGAAGGCTACCGAGCCAACCTTTCGACCGACCGACGCAACCGACGCCGCGCGGTGAAGCGGGCGGGCGAGCAATATTTCAGCGCATCAGTGCAGCGGGGCAAGATTGCACCCGGCATCTACCGGCGCAATCAAAGCACCGGGCGCATCGAGATGGTCATGGCGTTCGTGACCCGCGCGACATACCGGCGGATCTTCGCGTTCTACGATGTCGGCAACGCGGCGGCGATCAAAGCATGGCCCGAGATGCTGGCTGAGGGCATGGCCCGATACCCGGCGAGGGCTCGATAGGGCAAGAATCGTGCCAAGCGGGTCCCTTTTGGCAAAACAGCGTTTCGGGTAATTCGCACCGCGATGGTTTTCTAGCGACTAACCCATTGAACTATATATGTTATTTGACATGAGGGCGGCAGGGTGCGAAAGCGGACGGGAGCCGGTCGCGAGATCAACAAGACCGAGGTTGCCGATTTGTTCGGCGTCTCGATTCAGTCTGTTGACCAGTGGGTCCGCAAAGGTCTGGTGTGCCGCAAAAACGGCCACGAAGTAATCTTCAATTCGGCAGCGGTCACGGCGTTCCTTGAGACACAAGCCGAAGCCCGCGCGATAGCATCAAACAAGCCCGCCGACGCAGACGAGGCTCGCAGCCGTAAGCTCGCTGCCGAAGCCGAAATCGCCGAGATGCAACGCGACAAGATGCGCGGCGAGTTGGTCGATATCTCGTCCGTTGAAAGCGTCGTGGCCGAAGAATACGCGGCGGTCCGGTCTAAGCTGTTGGCATTGCCGGGAAAACTGGCTCCGATGGTCGCCATCGAGGCTGACGAAATCGCATGCCGCGACCTGATAGAGCGCGGCGTAACAGAGGCATTGGATGAACTCGCCCGAGACGCAGGAGAAATCGCGGCAGGCATTGAGGCTGCGACTGCGAACGATACGCCGAGCGGCGCTGAAAGCACCGCCGCGACTGACCGTCAGTGAATGGGCCGACCAGTACCGGCGTCTGAGCCCCGAGGCTAGCGCCGAACCCGGCGTATGGATCACGTCCCGCGCCGAATACCAGCGCGGGATCATGGATGCGATCAGCGATCCGCGCATCGACACCGTCGTGGTCATGTCGTCGGCACAAGTCGGCAAGACCGAAATCGTGAACAATGTCATAGGCTTCCACGTCGCGCAGGATCCAGCGCCGGTTCTGGTGCTGATGCCGACGCTTGAGCTTGGCGAGGCGTGGTCAAAGGACCGTCTTGCGCCGATGTTGCGCGACACGCCGGCACTGCGGGGCAAGATCAAGGACGCGCGAAGCCGCGATAGCGGCAACACGTTGCTTCATAAGGCATTTCCGGGCGGACATCTGACGATCTGCGGCGCAAACAGCCCCGCGTCGCTGGCATCGAGGCCTATTCGGGTGGTTTTGTGCGACGAGGTGGACCGATATCCGGCGTCGGCGGGCACCGAAGGCGACCCGGTGACGCTGGCGCGCAAGCGATCGGCAACATTCTGGAACCGAAAGCTGGTTCTGACCTCGACGCCGACCGTTAAGGGCGGTTCGCGCATCGAAATGGCGTTTGAGGCGTCGGATCAGCGCCGATATTGGGTGCCATGCCCGCATTGCGGCGAGCATCAGGTGCTGCGGTGGTCGTCTGTTCGCTGGCCGCCAAACGAACCGGAGCGCGCGGCTATCCATTGCGTTGCTTGCGGCTGTGAATGGTCGGATGTCGAGCGCTGGCACGCTATCCGGCGCGGAGAATGGCGCGCCGAGGTGCCAACAAACGGCGTTGCGGGCTTTCATCTGAGCGAACTGTATTCGCCCTGGTCGCGCATCGGCGACATTGCGCGGGCTTTTCTTGAGGCCAAGAAATCGCCCGAGACGCTCAAGGCTTGGACGAACACCAGCCTCGGCGAGACCTGGGAAGATGCCGGCGAGCGGCTCGACGACACTGGCCTGATGGAGCGCCGCGAGGAATGGTCGGATGCGCCGGCTGATGTCCTGGTGCTGACAGCCGGCGTGGACGTCCAGGACAACCGCCTCGAGGTCGAGATCGTCGGCTGGGGTCGTGACGAAGAAAGCTGGTCGCTCGGGTGGCATGTCATCCACGGCGATCCGTCCGCACCAGCGCTCTGGGCGGATCTAGATCGCATGCTCACGACGCCGCTGCGGCGCGAGGACGGCGCTGAGTTGTCGATTGCTGCTGCTGCGGTGGACAGCGGCGGGCATCACACGCAAGCAGTGTACGCCTACTGCCGCGACCGCTACCGACGGCGCGTCTATGCAATCAAGGGCATGGCGGGCGCGGGGCGTCCGGTGTGGCCGAAGAAGGCGAGCAAGAACAACTCGGGCCGGGTCAATTTGTTCCTGGTCGGCGTCGATGCAGCCAAGGAAGCGGTCTACGCGCGGCTCAAGATCACGCGGCCAGGCGCGGGGTTCTGCCATTTCCCGGCGGACCGCGAGCCTGACTACTTCGCGCAGCTGACCGCCGAGACGATCAGCA